CATGTTAATAGAGTAGTTAAGGCTGCTTTATCAATGTCTGCTGTTTGGGAAGGTTTTGGTGCTAATATGGATACATTTACCACTGAAGAATTAGTATTCTCAGCTATTAATCATGATTTAGGTAAAATGGGTGATTCGGAACATGAATCTTATATACCCCAAACTGATAAATGGAGAAGAGATAAATTAGGTGAAGAATATATGCACAATAAAGCTATTGCATTTGCTGCTGTCCCAGATAGAGGATTATTTCTACTCCAGGAACATGATGTTAAATATACATTTAATGAGATGATGGCTATTCAAACACATGATGGTTTATATGATCCAGCAAATGAAAAGTATTTAAAATCATTTATGCCAGAAACAAAACCAAGAACTTCACTACCATTTATATTACATCAGGCAGATATGATGGCAGCAAGAATTGAATTTGAAATTGAGTGGTTACCTAAATTTAAGAATAACGTGGCTGCCCCAAAAGAAAATTTTACATTGGCGAATGACAATAAAAAAACCCACGCTAATAAAGCAAAATCTAAAGCATTAGGTTCTATGAAAAGTGAGGGTTTGAAAAATTTATTAGATAATTTATAATGGAAACAACTACAATAATAATCATAGCAATATCAGTTTTAGCAGTTGTTTTATTATATACTACTCTTAACTTATTACGTAAAAATGAAAGGGCAGAAGATATAGTAGTAGGTTATTTAATATATTTGGATCAAATATCAAAGGTTATAGAAGCTTCAGATGAGAAATTAAAAAAGATCGATCAAAAAGAATCCTTTAAAAGTGATGATGAAATTGGTTTTTTCTTTGAACAAGTAAAAAAAATTCAAGAAATTTTGAATGAATTTAAGTTGAAGAAAATTGACTAATTTAAAAAAACATAATGGATTCTATAATTAGAAAGCATAAAAGCAAACCTCAAAAACGAAGATATTTTACAAAAGAAACAGAGCAAGCGATTGTTAGATACAATCGCTCTTCTGATGCCGAAGAAAGAAGTGAGATCTATCAAGAATGGATACATTGGCCCTTTTATAAGTTAACAGAAAATATTATTCATACTTTTAAATTTTACCATACTGATGGGGTTGAAAATTTAGAGGATTTACAACATGAAATAATTACATTTCTCCTTTCTAAAATTCATCTATTTAACCCAGAAAATGGGGCCAAAGCATATTCTTATTTTGGTACTATAGTAAAACGTTGGTTAATTGTATATAATCAAAAGAATTATAGTAAAAAAATTTCAAATGTAAATATAGTAGATTTAAGTAGTTATTCTAATTTAGATTCAACTAGTCCTGGATTTGTTGCATCATCAAGAATGGAAAAGGAATTAAATTCTATTATGAGAGATGATAATGAAGATTTTGATGGGGACGAATTAAGTCTTAAAGGGTATACTCATAAAGATAAACTATCAGTTTTTATAGATGAATATGTTAAATATTGTACAGATAACATTTATAAAATTTTTCCAAAAGAATATGATGCTTCCATTGCAGATGCTATTTTAGAATTATTTAGAAAAAGAGAACACATAGATATTTTCAATAAAAAAGCACTTTATATTTTTATTAGAGAACAAATTGATGTTAAAACTCCAAAAATTACTAAAATTGCTAATGTTTTATATGCAATTTTTAAAGAAAAATATATGTTTTATTTAGAACATAATAGATTTCCATACAAATAAGTTCCATTTAATGATATTTATAATCAAAAATTATGGGACAGTTAGATTCAATTATATTTGGTGATAAAAAATTTTCTGATATTTTAGAAGAAATTTATACAAACCAAAAGAAAAAAGAAGCACAAGTAACAGCTTTAATAGGTGAATTAAAACCTTTAGTTCAAGAAATAGGTGATGCCACTCTTATAGTTCCACTTATTAAGGAATATATGGAGATTGGTGTTAAAAATGATGAGGCCTTAATTAAAATGGCTACTATTGTTCAAAGAGTTATTAATAACAGTCAAACTGATGATGGTAATTTTGGGATTTCTGAAGAAGAAAAAAATCAATTATTAGCTGAAATGGATAAATTACAATCAGGGAAAGATAAAGAATAATGGCTAAAAGAGTAACAGGAAGTAAAAAATCTAAAGTATCCCCTTCATCATCCCCTGCTGGTATTTTTGCTGCCAGGGTTAATGCTATTATATTAGATGACACAACTTATCCTGATAAATTTCAAGAATTAGGAGATTGGTCAAGTATTGGTACTATTTTTTGGGACTTACCAACAGCTCCTAATGTGGGTGATGCTAACCCAACTCAAAACTCCACTGCAAAACCTTTATTTCCTAATGAAAAAAAATATCCTTTAGTAAATGAAATAGTTTATTTAATTACTATGCCTGATAGTAATAACCAAACATCCCCAAATAAAAAAACATTTTATTATTTCCATCCAGTAAATATATGGACTAGTAATCACCATAATGCTATACCAAATCCATATAAAAACACGTTACCCCCTTCCCAACAACAAGATTATCAATCAACAGAGGGAGGTAATGTTAGAAGAGTAACTGATGGGGGAACTGAAATTGATTTAGGTCAAACTTTTGTAGAAAAATTAAATATTAAAACACTTCTCCCATATGAAGGAGATATTATACATGAAGGAAGATGGGGTCAAAGCCTTAGATATGGTTCAACTGTTAATGATGCTTCAATTCCTAACCCATGGTCTAGTGCTGGAGAAAATGGATCTCCTATAATTATTTTAAAAAATGGTCAACATGATGATGGTACAGACCCTTGGGTACCTCAGGTAGAAAATATTAATCAAGATAAATCTAGTATTTATTTAACTTCTACCCAACAAATTCCAATTGAAACTGCTGGAGATAATTATAAATCATATAAAACACCTCCTATATCCCCTAACCAATTTAATGGAGATCAAATTATTTTAAACTCAGGGAGATTATTATTTAATTCTAAAAATGATTCTATATTATTAAATTCTTCCAAAACTATTAACTTACAATCCTTAGAAGATATAAATTTAGAAACTCCAAAAACAACAATTGAATCTAAAGAGATTTTATTAGGAAATAAATTTGCTTCTGAACCAATTATATTAGGAGATAAATTTTTAAATGATATGAGTAAATTACTAACTCAAATAATAGCATTAAGTACAGCTCTTCAATCTCCAATAGGAAGTGGTGTCCCTTTTGTACCCAATGCTGCTATACCAGTTCCAGCTGTTCAACTTCAACTCCAAGCAAATCAAATGCTTAGTAGTATTGAAACTTATAAATCAAAAGTAACTAAAACTAAATAATGGCTTTAGCAAAATTAATAGTAGGTCAAATGGTAGGTGCAGCAAAGAATGCATTTAAAATGGATATTGTTGTAGATAAAATTAAAGATGAATTAATTAATCAAACCGCAACCCAGATAGAAGAGAAAGTACCAGTTACTCTTCCATTTGATACAAAATCAGCCTTAAAAGGAGAGGTAGTAATTAATAATAATTTATTAACACCTAAAAATCTTCAAAAAGTTTCTGAAATACCAGAACCTATAAAGAATGATGTTAGAGCTACTTTAAATGAAATAGAAGAAGTACTTAATAAAACTATAAAGACAAAAAACCAACTACAAGGAAATTTAAATACTCTCTTAAAACCTGTAGATACTTTATCATTATTTGCTAAAAATATAGGTAGAGTAATCCCAGGATTAAATGGAATTGTTTTACTTATTAAAAATATTCCTATTCCAACTTCTGTACCTCCTGGTGTTGGTTTACCATCATCTATACTTACTAACTTTGCGGATTCATTAGATGAAATAAAAAAAGGAATTGATAAATTAGATGGTCCTGTTTCTACAGTTAATTCATCAGTTAAAGAAATACAAAAAACAATATCACCTATAGTAGGAAAATTAAAACTTTTAGACCCAATTTTCTCCAGTGCTACTACAATTATAATCTTTATCAGAACATTATTAGATTATGGCCCTTTTGCTACGGAACAACAAATTAATGAAATATCAAATTTAGTTACATCTAATATTGAAGAATCATTAGCATCCACATCAGGTCCAATTTCATCTCAATCTAGTGGAGTATGGATTAAAACTTTTAATTCTGGAAATGGTATTTCAAATTCTCCAGAATCTCCACCACCAACCCCAAATTCTCCTTTTACCTCAACAAATGGTGATGTTTGGACATTTTTTTCAAGTAATAAAGCTGCTAATGATTTTTTATTAAGTCAATTAACTCAACCTAATAATAATCCATTAATTTATAAAGGATATAAATTACAAGTTGAAACAGATCCTAATAATAGATTTTCTTTCCCATCAAGGAGAATATTAGCTACTTATACTATTAATAAAGACAATATTGAAGCTCAAAACACAACAATAAACTTTCAATTAAGACTTGTAGATTCAACAATATATAATCTCCCTGATAAAGATTATTCTTTCTCATCCTCAGTTCAAGCTTTAATAGCTGAAACTTATTATGAAATTGATCAATTCATTTCAGGTCAACAATCTATTCAATCAAAAATAAACAGTGAATATATATATGACACTAATGGTGTGGCTGTTGGTCGTAAACCAGGATTCCCAGGATATACATTAGGACTATATCAAAGAGAAATACCTAATATAGGTCAAAAAATATCTAAATCTATATTAAAAAAATCATATTTTGAAAGGTTTGTTACTAACCAAACTGAGGATGGTATTTTCTTAGCTTCTCCTGTAACCATAGAAGGTAAAAATATAGGTCAAAAAGCTATTAATGAAATATTAAGTCCAACATCTAGAGGTGGAAGTCCTATGTCTGTGATTGGGGGAAATGGTGGTTTTGACCTAATAGCTGGGGATATAAACGAGGGTATATTGATACCAAAAGATCAAAAACCTTATATTTTTGAAAGTTATTTAGAACTTTACCCAGATGCAAAAGGTGAATTTTTTATAGAAAAAGTAGTAATCCCTAAAAATGTTAAAAGAACAGCAGATGCAGCATCTTCAGGAGCTAATAATGCAATGGCATCTACCGGTTCTCCATCAGGGCAAACCCCACCACCTCCACCAAACCCATTTTACCCATTTGATAGAGGGGGTGTTAGAAATGGTGAACGAAAATATTACACAATACCTAACACATCCCCTCCAGTTATAAGAGCATATGAGTGGAATCTTCTCCTCGAAAAATGGGTATTAAAAAGCACTTCAGGTGGAACAGGAGGAGGAAAGAGTGGTTTCTCAGGGGGACCTTTGTAATTTGATTAAAATCTTTTAAAATATGAGTATTCAAATTCCAAAAATCATTCATCAAATATGGGTTGGAGATAACCCAATCCCTGATTATTGTATGGATTTTCACTTAAAAATGAAACAATTACACCCTGATTGGGAAGTTAATTTATGGGGAAATGAAATCTTTACTTCTTACTATCCTAACGATCCATTTTTATCTAATTATAGAAAAAATGCAGAATTATATAAATGGGCATTTATAGCTGACAGAATTAGATTATTATTATTAAGAGATTATGGTGGGGTTTATGTTGATATAGACGCTGAACCCATTAGATCATTTAACAATGTTTTATCAAAATTAGAACCCCACCACACATTCTTCTCAGGTCTTAAACCAACCCAAGAAAATAATACTTTATTAGATTGTACAGTTTATGGTTCTGCTCCTAATTCTAGAGCAGTTAATCTGTGTCTAGAAACGTATGATGATGTAAATTGGGCTAATGGGTGTAAGATGTTTAGTGATGCTTTAATAGCGCATATGGACACTGATATAGCGTTATTTAACTATAAATACTTTTATAATTGGGAACGAAATGATCCCCATACTATAGTATTACATGATGTTGAAGAAACTAGACTTTTTAGTTGGGTAAAAGATGGAGAAACTAAAACTTGGTAATATACCCCACAACTCCATGCAAAAAAATAATTAATTTAATATTTATAACAAAAAATGAAATCTACAGAACTTAAAAACATGATAAAAGGAGCCGTAAGAGAAGCAATTCAAGAAGAATTGAAAGATATTCTTTTAGAAGCTGTTAAAGCTCCAAAAGCATCTACTGTAGCCGTTGTGCAAGAATCAGTAACCCCAATTCAATCTCAACCAACCCAACCTCAAATGAGTGCTGAACAAAAAAGATCAGCATATCAAAATATTTTAGGTGAAATGGGTGGAGCAATGACAACTAATAATGTCCCTCAAAGGTTTAATCCTGCAGGTGGAGACTCAATTAATGGTTCTTTACCTCCCGGAGAAGTAGATATGTCTCAAATAGCAAATTTAATGGGTAAAAAATAATTTAGATGGCTCAAATATTAGCAAATAAAATCCCAATTGATTCCAACCCTAGAAAAGCGGTTGGTTTTGGCTTTCCTTTAAATGGTAATGCTGTATTTGTACCTACTTATACTACTAGAGAACAAACAAAAGCAAATTTAATTAATTATTTATTAACTAATACTAATGAAAGGATATTTAATCCTAGTTATGGGGCTAATTTAAGAGCCCAAATTTATGAAGGTTTAAGTACTGATAATTTTTCAAGTTTAGAAGATGTAATTATACAAGCTATAAACGATAGATTTCCAAAT